TATAAGCAACTGCAACTGTAATTGTAAAATTAATTTTGGCTCTGATATTGGTTTTGCTAATTGTTTCAAATTCTAAGTAAGGCGAATCAGGCACAACCACCACAGCTGGTGGAATAACTGTTTCAGGAACAAATGAATAAACATTTCCTGCAACGCTAGATAAAGCGGTTGCTAAAGGTGTGCGAACTTGCTCAAGAATTGTTTGGTTAGGCATTTATTGACACATGCTTTCGGTGTCCATATATGAGCCCAACAGACCCACGCATTTATTGAAAAGTGATCGACCCATTCTAAATGGTGTTGCAGTAAAATCTACTCCTTCGATTTGTCCTCCGCCGGCAAGTCTTGCTTGAAAGACTTCGACTGAAACTGTATAGACGGCTGACTGAACAGCTGCGTTTCCAACATAAGTTGATGCGCCAGAAAGGGTAGCAACTCCGGATGGGATGACATTAGCCTCGAGTATGTCGGCATTAGTGATCGATTGCGAAAAGGTATATTGTCCAAGATTATCTGCCAGCACAACTCTTGTTCCGTTGTAAGGGCTTCCGCATCCTGTGATAACAACTGATTGTCCTTCGGTAAATTCATGAATTCCTAGTGTTGTAAATGTAGCAACATTGTCTGACAATGAAGTTGCTTGAATTGGACTTTTGAAAGTAGTAAGCATTGGCAGGATGACCAATTCTGCCGTATCTATTATTTGATTTAGATATGCGTCATTATACAAGGCAGATGACACACCAAGCACAGATCTCAACTCGGAAGCTGTAATTATGGTTGGCATGTCATCTCCTTTAGTTCTCCCATTATTAGCTGCCTAGGATCGGGAGCAACCCTAGGCATTAAGTTGGGCTAAATTAGTTCTTGTTGAACCAAACTGCTCCACCAGCAATTTTTACTGCTAGTGCGCCATAGCCATAGTAAGCAACAGATACTTGACCAGTTGCTGTGATGTCTGAACGAAGTTGTAGGCGTGGGCTCTCATACCATGTAAATGCATCTGGATTTACTACAATCATTGATTGATCTCCAGTTGTGTATCCATCTAGTGAGCGAGAAACATAAAGATCCAAGCCAGCAACATTTCCACGAAGTGATTGTGGTGAAACTGCGCCACCTGCGTTTTGTGGTTGTGATGCGTTGTAGATTGGGCGTCCGCTGTCGTTGTAACCCATGATGTTTCCCCATTGGGTGCTGTTCACGATTAAGTTGCGAGCGAAACCAAGTGATCCTGAATAAATAGAAGCTGCTGCTGCTGAAACATAAGCAAGCAAATCTGCTGCTGTGTTGTCCTCAGCTACTGCTGCCAATGAGCATGAGTTGCCAAGAACTGTAGCAACATAAGCATCTGTGGTCTTTGCATAAGCAAATTCCATTTGACGAACTAACTCATCAAAGAATGCTGGAGATGAACGATCTAAAAGTTCAACTGAGAATGTTTGTCCGCCAGCAAATTTTTTAACATCAACCTGAACAAATGATGATGCTTGATCGGTTGTATCAATTGCTGCTGCCTCTGCCTCAAGTGTTACTGTTGGAGCAGTTGTGATTTTAGGAATTTCAAAAGTCATTCCTGATGCTGGTAATACTCCACGAGATAGAGCGTCGATTAAGCCACGATCAGCATTTGAAACACCATTGATGATTTCAGTTGATTGTGGAGTTGGAATTAAGCCAGAGTTGTTGCTGGTTGTATCAGCAGCCATTACATACTGACGGCTTTCCTCTGAACCTAGAGCAGCACGAACTGAATGCTCCAAGTATGTTGCCTTTGAATTGATTGGTGAGCGTGGCTTTGTGTATGCAACAGATTGTGCTGCTACAACTGCCACAGGCTCAGACTTTGCAGCTTCTACCGCTTCGGTTGCGATAGGAGCTTCAGATTTAACATCTGACACTTTGTCCTCCTGTGTTGTTTGATCCTCAGCGGTTGCTTCGGAATTCTCTGGTGTATTTGTTGCAACTACTGATTCAACTTTCGCTGAAGCAATTGCCGGATCAGACACCAAACTGACTTCTTGTAAAGAACTTTTTGAAATAACCATTGCGCCATCTTTGTTATCCCATGCATCAACCATTACGCCAACAGAAAATCCATCTCTTAATCCTGTGGCTGCTTCCTCAAGAGCATCATCAGCTGCAAAAGTCTTTGCAAGTTTAAATGTGCCTTCTAAACCTTGATCGTTTGCAGTAATGTCAATTAACTTACCTAATGGGCGTGTTTTGTCATGCTCTAATAGCAATTTGACAGGCTTTGAAAAATCAATGCTGTCTTTAGCAAATACAGTTTTGCCGGCTGAAGTATTTCCAGCCTCATTCCAACTGACAATCGTTCCAGAAATAGTTCGCTTATTTGTATCAGCAGCGGTTATTGTAATTGGGAAATTAATCTTCATCGGATTAAGTCCTCCTCCTCTTGGATTTGCTCAACGCTCATTGCGCCAATGCGGTTTAGGATTTCATAAACTTGCGCACGCTCTAATGCTGAGCCACGCAAAAAGTCGTCTATATCTACACGAACCTCCACGCCGTTGGGTACGAAATCCGCAGCGGACAAACGTTGCTCAATCGGTGTTATGATGTTTCTTAAACTAAAATCAATTAATGCTTTACGCTCCATAATAGTTGTGCTGTATGTCATGCTAGTAGTTTCAGCAGATAAGAATGATGCTGGAATGCCAACGGCTCTTGCAATTTCAGTTGCTAGGTATTGGCGGGCTTCGTTTAATTGCAATTTTTGTGGATCAAAGCCAAGAGCATTTAATTCAACATCAGCATTTAAGAATGCAGTCGCTCTTGTGTTTCTAGCAACTTTCCATGATTCTAAAAGTTTTGTAATTCGCTCTGGAGTAAGGTTTGTGCCATTTGATTTTAACACCATTGTAGGAACTGGCTCTTTAGCGTATAATTCCGCAGCCTTTTCCAATTCTTGTGCAGCTCTTATTGTGCGACCGGCACGATTAAGCACACCTTCATCTAATCCGCTAAATACAACTAAAGATCCAATGCCTGTTGCTGGAACATGCATTCCATCAACCATGTAAGAAGTGATCTCGGTTTGATTTGCGTTTAAATTGTAAGTCACTCGATCCGGTGCAACTCTTGTCCATGCACGCACTCGACTGTTATCTGATGCAGCATAAGAATCTAAAACTTGACCATAAGCAACGCCATGAAATAATAAATCCTCAGCAATCCATGCGTATATGGCTGACCCTGCAACTCTTGGATCTGGTTGCATAATAACTCTTGGTGGATCAATATGTTCTTTTGTAAAATGATTATAAGTTTCTAAAGGTAGCGAACCAATTGTTGAGCAAATTATATTTCGTGCTCTTGCAACAGATGGCACAGACATTGCTTGTTCTCTTGTCGCTGTTTGTGCGCCATAAAATAATCCGCCAACGGCTGATTGCAAATTGTAAGGAGTGTTAGCGGCTGCAACATCTACTGTTGGTGTGATTTCGGTATTTGTAATAAATCGGTCGAATAATCCCATTAGCACATAATATACCATAAATGCAATTTATCCGACTTGTATATCAATTTCCGTTTCTTGTTGTGTCGCAAAATAGGTTGCTAAAGCCGAAGCGACAGCTGCACAAACCGCCACTCGACTTGCACGCCTTCCGATGATCCATGACCCATCCCCATAGGGCAGTTTCGCAGCGGAAAGTGTTTGTTGGGTCAGTTCGTCTTGACCTCCATGCTGTAATCGATGGGAATTGATTGCGCCCAACCACCGATCACAACTTTCAGCATATATCGCCCCATCCATATCTGTAATGGGAATTCCAGCAGGAACTAGCCGACTTGCAACAGCTTGTGCGGTCCTTTTGGAATAAGCGACAGTCTGAACATTATATTTTCTTACATAAGGTGCAATATCGTTTGCAACCGCTAAATCGTTTATTGAATAATCATTCGACCAAGTATGAAGTAAAACTAAATTAAATTTTTCTCCTGATAGTTTTTGAGTTGCGACCAATGCGCCAAATTTACGATCTGGACTTAAATCTAATCCAAACCAAGTTTCCTTTTCAGGATCTAAAGGTATTGGATCGGTCTGACACAATCCCCACTTTTGTGCATCGATCGCTGAATTGATTGTATCTACCCATTGTGCCAAAACCTCAGTTCGCACAATATCAGGCGGATCATTAATAACTGCTTTTAAGTTATCTGGATGAATTGTTATTCCCAATGATGGATTGGCTTGAGCGAATGCGCTCCAATTAATCTCGCCTGACGGAAGCAAGATCGGAGCATCAGGTTCTGCACTCCACTCAAACCAACCAATCGGATCGTTGGTTGTAGCTGATGCCAACGCCCTCTCACGCAATTTGTTTAGGATTACGGAATGCTGATCTCCTGCTGATGAATAAACCCATACTTGAGGATTTTTAGCAGCCATCATCGAATAACGCATTGACGACCAAGCATCTTCATCTTTATATTCACGCAACTCATCAAGATGGATTGTTTCAGGTTTGCTCAAACCTCTAGCTGCATTGTTAGCAGCCTTTACAACAAATCGCCTATTGCCAAACAATTCAATTTCTTCAGCACCATGTTGCCATCGGATTTTCTTTACTTCCTTTTCCAACTTTGGATTCGCTTCAATCAAAGCAACAATCTGTCTAAATGTTTCAAGTGAGGTTGTAAGTCTGTGAGCTGATGCAAGTTGTAATCCTTCACCCCACACAAACATGCCGGTCAAGATCCGAAGCATCATTAGCGTGGACTTGCCTTGCTGCCTTGCCATGATAAGTCCAAGTTCAGAATGCGCCCAGCGACCATCCTCACGCACCTTATGCCCATGAATGCAGACGAAGCGTTGCCATTCCATGAGGTTGATGCCAAGTTCGGTAGCAAGATCGATCATATCTTGACCTTTTGAAGGTAAATCAGTCAGTTTTGAATGAATTCGTGGAGTTTGCACACCTCCTAATCCCGAATAGGTCGGATCACTTAGGATCTCTCCCGTTTGTAAATTAATCAAAGCGATTCAGTCTGATCGTGAGCGATCGAGGTGTTTTGTGGGTTAGA